TTGTTTTTCCTGTTTTCCTTTACAAAAAAAGAGACTTGTTTACAAGTCTCTTTTGCGTTATAATAGATGTGTTACGTTGGTGTTTTTCTCCTATTCCTTAAGGACCATATAGAGGTAAACGCATTTCTGCGATGAGACTATATGGTCTTTTTTTATGAGAATGTTTCACCAAAGTCATCTGAACTTACAACAGTAATTCCATTAGTAGCATGATTGTATACAAGGTATACAATGTCATCATAACAATATGCTGCAATTCCTTCTGTAGTTACATTTCCAGATACAACTATGCTTGCAGCTTGTACTATTGTTCCAGCAGGATCAATTCCAACACGCTTTATTGAACCACCTGCATCTGTAGTACGGAAGAAATAGTATTCAAAACCAAATCCATTAATTGCTAATGCTGGTTGTGTTCCAGTACCTAATGTAGTAGCCAATGTACACGCTCCTGTTGTTATTGAGTTGCAAATATATTTATTTATATCACCACTTTGCATTTCAACAGCAATAATGATGCTATTCATTCCTGAGAAAGGTAACCATCTAATTGCAACATTTGATGCAAGAGTAATGTCTGTTGCTTGATACAAAAAAGTGCTGAAATTATAGGTATCTGTGTAGATAAAGTTTACGATATTGCTATTGTCTACATATCCTATTAAATGTTGGTAAAACCCAGATAAATCAGCTGATTTTATAAGGTTAGTAATTACTGGAGTTGTTGGACTGTAATATGCAGCTCTGTTACGTTTTGCAGTAACTATAGTAGTTCCAATACTTGCAACTCCAAAATAAATATCATTAGGAGTTTCAGCTTGACCAAAAGGTAATGCTGTTTGATATCTTCCTCTTACATCAGTAACAGAAGATCCTCTAATACTTGGAGATAAATCTTGAAGAGTTACAGTTTGACCAAGTTGTTGTAATTGCCATAAACCATGTGCAGCTCCTCTTTGGCAGTTAAAACCATACAATAATAACTCTGATTGACCAGGAGTTTCTAATGCGAATGGATCTGCATAGTCTGGAATAAAATCACAGTTTATCTCATCAAAAATTGTCTGTGCATATATATCATAATCCGACGCTTCTAAACTTAAATCACGATCAAATCCAAATCTTTGAGTACCTGCAACATACTCCATACCAAATCCCATTAGCCATGACATATAACCATCTTCATTTAAATATCCATCCCGAAGATTAGAAGTAAAGTCATTAGGAGTAGAAGAGTTGCCTGTCCATCCAAGATGTACACGACCACCTTGATAGCCTTCTAAATTAGTAATATTATCGACAAAACCAGCAATAGTTTGAGGTACATATGTTGATCCACCAGATGTTACTTGAAGAAGATCATATTCTTCATCATTTCTACCTGAAACATCTTGATGCCAATATCTTCTACCAAAATATGAAGTAGAAGCAGTTCCTGTGAATACCTGAGTAAATCCCAAACCAGATTCAGAAATTGGAGCAATAAAATCTGCTTTTGCAACATTATCATCCCTATATAATTTAAATGAGTTTACAGTAACAGAGCCATCAAGTCTAACTTCTCCAACTTGACCAATGCCATATAAATCCTCATTGATTAATCTTTGAGATGCCCAATCATAGTTATCATTAGGATTAGCTCTTGGATAAGGATTATCTTGATCACTTAAGTCATCTGTTGGAGATGAGTGTAAATTATAAGCGTAACAAAGATCAACAAGATAATTAGAAGCAGTGTTACTAATAGTGAGAGGTGCTTGTAATACATATGTTCCTGAGTTACCATAAGATATCCAACAAGTAGCAGCTGTACCAGAACCTGTTGTTGAGTTAGCATTAATCTCTAAGAATCTATATCCAGAAAAGTTTGTACGATTAGGAGCATTAAATGAATAAGTATTACCAGTGCCAGAAAGAATAGTATATTTACTATGATATAAAGATACACCATCGAACCACCATCCTCTAAATGGCATTCTTGTATTGTATTGATAGTCTCCGTTAGCTATTAATGATGCTGAATCAATTGTATTTTTGAAATTACCAGCAGGAATATCATCAAAAGTTATAGTATCAGTTAGAGCTGTAACAAGTAATAATGATGAATTGTAACTGTATTTTTTAAATGTTTCAGATTCATCATAACTTCCAGAGAATGAAGTTGTTCTTGTTCCACCATCAAAGTTTAAAATATCAACATCTAATGAGTTTGGATAAGTATTGTTATATGCATTTACCCAACCTTTACATCTTACATTTCTATCTAATGTAATTGATGCAGTAATTTCAGCTTGTGTTTGTAATGGATCTCCAAATATATCATCAGCACCTGTTGTGACAGCTTTAATAGTAGAAGTTGCTTCTACAAATTGATCTGCACTACGAGAGAATATATATCCATTATTTGGAATTTGTAATGAGTTTAAAACTGGAGCTGAAAGAATAGCAATTTCTTTACCTGCTAAACTGCCTTTACTCCATGCATTTATATATGTATCAAAGTTATAGTTAGTAGATTGTGATGATGCAATTACTCCAGTTGCAGTAACTGTTTGACTATTTACTACAACAGTACAAGTTGCAGTGCCTCCAACTAAAGATCTTTCGTATTGATTTAAAACAGTATATGGTGGATGCATATGTGCACCACCAGGTTGAGATTCTGTGATATCATAAAGAATCTCTGAATCGCAGGAAAAACTAAATGTTCCTGCAACAGCTATTTGATCAACTACGAAAGGAGTATACAATGGGTCAAGTGGACCGTAATTTGTTCCTGATTTTAACACTACTGTCTGTGTTGTGGAAACTCCGTGACCATTATCTACGACAACTATTGCATTAATACTCCAACTCCAAGCCAAGCCGAATGGAGGAGGTAAAGGAAAACTACCAGTAGTAACAAGTTGAGTGGTAATACTTGCAGAACAGCCAAAATGACCGCCAATCGTGAAATCAGCATATCTTTCAAATTCATAATATCCTGGCGGTATTGCATAAGATTGATCAGTCAACTTAGCATAAACATCATATGCAATAATAGCTGACTGATTACTTACTCTTGTTAAGTCTCTGTATGTTGGCATTATGTTGTGTCATAAACTCTTACTGAGAATGAATACTCTGCTGTATTTCCTGATTCATTCTGAATTGTTGCTATTATATTTTCAAATATCTGATTAGCTTGACCACCAGAAGGTGTCCATGATACAACTCCAGTAGATGCATTAATTGTCATGCCTGATGGTTGATTAGCTAATGACCAAGAGAATCCAAGTTCTTCATATTGTGTATCAACTGCAAATAATTGTAATGGCAATGCTGTTCCTTGAGTGACAATTATTTGATTCACAGAAGGAATATTATTGAATACGAAAGATATAAATGGAGTTGTTGCAGCTGGAACTGTAACTTTTTTAGCTCTATAAGTTGCAGTACGAACATTTATATCATATTCAGATGGATTTAGTTTTTCTCTATTACTTGCACATGACCAATCAATGATTTGGAAATCATCATAAGTCAAATCAAGATAATAAACTCTTACTACATCACCAATATCAATGTAATTATATTGATCAACATAGTATGTTGACTTGTTATATCCACCAGTAAATGTGATTGTTGCATCAAATAGTAAGTTTAATTCTGTTTGTGATACTATATCAGCGACAATACCAATATAATCTCCATTAATACTGGAATAAATGATATCACCAACAACTAATTCGTCTAAAAATAGTGTTCCACCACCATTTACTACATTAGAGTTCTCAGTTACAGAAACACTACCAACAAGAGTACCTTCATTATCAGCGGTAGCTCTTGTATTATTATCAAAATATGTGAGTAGATCTGAATCAAACTCAATTATTTCTCTACCAGTGGCAATTCTATTATAGAATTGAGTTGCAGCTTGATTTACATCAGTAGCAGTGTTTAATCTTTCATTGATAAATACAAATGGATAAACATCTCCTAACCAGTTATCAGCTCTTTGGTTTGGAGGAGTTGATGGATTTTGAGAAGAAAGATTATCAATAATCTTTTCAATTCTATTTCCATTAGTCTTATCAAGACCAACTATCATGATTCTGTTAGCTTCTGGAGCCTCATATACTTTTCTTAAGCTTCTGATAGTTCTCTTGTAGCTTTGCATTACTGGAATATTGCCAACAGAGTCAGCTTCAATATCATTTAGATAAAGATCAAGTTTTTTAGCATCTGGAGATATTAAATCAATATCTTTAAACTTGAATTGAGTAAAGTTATCAAATCCAGATTGATCTATTTGCTGAAATTGCCAATCTCCACGAGCATAGAATGTAAAGTTTTGAGCATAATCATTTCTAATTTGCTCTATAAATCCACCAGCTGTATCTCCAAGATTTAATACAAAGTTATATTGCCCTTGTGAGTTATTTCTGTTGATAGGAATCTGATAAGTTAAGATAGAATCATCAATAACTACAGTCTCTTTGTTAGGATCATTCAAAGCTTCTCCACCAAGATAAATAGCGTTCAAAATGATGTCATTTAATGGCTTATTATCGTAGTTTGGTGCAACTGCAGCATAAGACAAGTTTAGTCTCTGTTTCTTGTCTATAGCAGTAAAATCAAGTACAGAATACTTGTCATAATTGTCACCTTGTATGAATGTAATATTTGGAGAAGATAAATATCCCTCAAATATTTTGATAGGTGAAAAGTTTGGATTTAAAGAACAAGTTTGATTGTATTCAATTGTTGGTATTTTATTTTGGAAAAGATTTAGAACTGTATCGCTTGAAACACCAGTAACAATTCCAGCAAAAGTACCATCAGCTTTGTAAATAGATTCACCAGGCTGAACTTCACTCAAGAACTTAGTAAGTACACCAGTAACAACAGTAGTTGTATCAAAAGTTAATTGACCACTAAGATTTATTTGTCTCGGTTGTAACTCTACTTTGATTGGTCTGTTAGAAATAATATCTGGTTTTACTACTCCAAGATCTTCAAGAAGTTGTTTTCTTGCAGATAAAGATACAGATAAATCACCATTCTCATTCCTGGTCATCGTAAATGATTCTAATTTACTGGTTATATCTACAGAACTATTAGTAGTTTTTAAGTTTTCTGTGTAATACTGCTGATCATAAGAATAGAACATAAATCCTTGATCTTGAATAGATGCACCAGTAGATGCTTGAGCTACTTTAATTACGAAACTTTTGGTTTCTCCATCAAAACAAGGAAATTCTCCAGCAACACCTTGAATTGTTCCACTAAGTGTCAAATCTCCTATAGGATAAGTTGATCCAACACTTCCATAAACTTCACCTTGTAAGTTTGAATCACTATATACATAAGGATTTAAGTTTTTATAAACAGTAACTCCTGAACCAGAAAAATATGGTGGATTCTGAAGATAAATACTTGTATCTGTATTTACTGTTGATGCAATGCCAATTAAAGCACCACTACTGTTATATAAATAGTCTCCTGCTTCAGCTTCTGTAAGATAATCAGATCCAGATCCAATTACTTCTGTAGATCCTATTGCAAATGCTGAAAAACCTAAAAACTTAGGACGTGATATATAAGATGTTCCAGTTAATGATGTAAATAAGTTAGGTTGATATAAAGATAATCCAGTATCAGAAGCAATACTTGTAACTATTCCTACAATCATACTATTTGAAAGAGATGGTTCATCAATAGTTTGAATTATGCTACCAACACTTACTTCTGAAGTAAATAAAGTACCTGTACCTGTTACTCCACTATCATTTTTATTAAATTGAATAGTTCCACTATTAGGAATTACAGTAGCAGGAGGTGCAGTAGGAGTAAATGTTGTTCTTGAATATGCTTGCCAATTTGATAAAAAGTTTAAATCAGCTAACTGCCATGAAAGCTTTGCAGATTGACTTTGTATAGAAAACTTAGATGTTGGAAGAATAATAGGAACAATTGATTTATTTCCTGAATTGTAGTAGAAAGTAGTATCTCCAGGAGGATCAGGAATATTTAAATCTCCAAATGAGTGAGAGAAGTTTAAACCAAAAGAAGTAAGAACAAGTAATTCTTTACCACGACAAGGAATTATATAAATATCATTAAATACATCGTTAGGATTAACAATTGTAGATATAGGACGTTCTTGTGAGAAGTTAGATTCAGTACGAGAATATCTTTGTATTCTTTGCCATTTATCAGTGGTATATTCACCAGCATAGTTGATATTTGCATTAGAAGCTAATGTCAAAGAAAAATCATTAGCTATACTACTAACTACTCCAATACTAAATCCAGTAGAGGAATATAAAGTTGCTCCTGGAAAAACATATTGATTAGGATTAGTAAATAATGTTTGTAATCCAGTAATAGAAGAAGATGAAGTTTGAGCAATTATAGATCCTTGATTTATCTGATATCCTCTATAGACATCACAAGAACCATCAGTATTGAAATCTAATCTGGTATTTGTGTTTACATTAGTTCCATTTGCATCTTCCCAATACAAACTAACGATAGTACCAGTGCCCAAGCTTTGTTTTTGCAAAACTTTATATGAGAAGAATAATGCTTTATTTCTATCAACTTGATTAGTTAATGTAATTTTCTGACGTATTTCAGCAGTTACACCAGTAGCAGCATAAGCATAATAGTCTTCATTAGAAATATAACCACCTTGTTTAAAAGTACCTGGATATTGAAATGTAAAATCAGCAATTGGATGACGTGCATAAGGTCCAGTAAAAGTAGTATTCCAATCATCTGTCATAGGTAATGGAGTACCAAATACAGATAATGTAACTGGATCAATTATGCAGTTATTTAATGATGCAGAAGATATTTGAGTACCATCAGTGGCAAATACAAAAGGATTTAAGCTGTTTTGCCTTTCTTGACTGTAATCTACATAGACTTTTAAATCAAGTTCTTCATATCCTGATGGCATTATGATCTCCTAAAGCTAAAGTTGAGGTTGTTAGAATTACTATACATTCTAATCATTTTTTCAATACCTCGAACAATATCATTCGATGCATTCAATTGTGGAGAACTAACTTGACGTGCTGATGATTGTTCTACTCTTGATAAACCTTGAGCTGCTAATTGACCACCACCATAAGTAAGATCTCTAAGAGTTAAATCATTAGCTTTTTTAGTGTTGTTTGCAATCTCTTGTAATGCCTTGAGTTGTTTTTCTTTCTTATTTTTATCATCATCAATAGCTGCTTTAGTATCTGGAGATGGTGGAACACCTCCAGGTTGTAATCCAGGCGGTAATACACTCAAAAAGCCTTTATTTTTCATAATATCATCATAGATATTCAAGGCTTTTGAAACAATGTTATTAGGATCACCTGTCATTGAAGGCAAGATACCTTGAGCAGCTTCAGCAGTTCCACGAAGCATTTTATATAAAGGAGATCCTACTTGTCCTTCTCTTTTTCCAGCTAATGCATCATCTAATCTTTTTTGTAAAAACTTATCTTGAAACTCTAAATATTTAACTCTATTTTGTGCTTCTATATTAGGTTGTGTGCCAGGTGCAGTTGTTAGTTTTTTTAATCTTGCAAATCCTAACTCAATTGTATTAAATAATATTCTCCAAGGATCTACAAATGCAAAATTAAGAAAATCCATAAATGATCTTAATTCTTTTTCCCAAAGTTTTACTGGTTCATGAAACAATTGTCCAAAGAAATTGTAAACTACATTTCCTGCTTTTAATAAATCATTCGTAAATGACAAAACAAATGATAATCCAATAGCAAAACTTCTTGTCATTCCAGGAATTAAACTATGAAAAATTACAAGTGAATCATTTAGATTTTTTTGTAATAGTTTAAAGGCATCTGTTTTAGCAACACCTGATAATACAGCTGAAAACTCAAGTGCTAATTCTTTCAAATTATTAAAAAACTGTGCTAATAAATTAAATCCATTACTTTGATTAAAAATATCAGCAAATCCTCTTCCAATTATGATTGCTGCATATTTGAAAGCATCACCCATATTTTTTAGTATAGATGCAAATGTTTTAGGTGCTTGAGGTAATTTTTCAAGCTGTTTTAATATTTTTGTAATGAACTCTGTTGCAGGAATATTACGTTTTTGTAGTTCTTGAGTATTAGCTGTTCCAAATGCATCAGCAATAGCTTTTCTTACTTGAGGAACACGTTCAGCAATTTGGTTAATTTCTTCTGCAGAAATAACACCTTTAGATTTGATTTGTCCAAGTGCTAATTGAACACCTGCTAAATCTTCTGCTCCTTTACCTGCAAGAGCTAAAGCATTACCAAATAGTTTGATAGCTCTTTCTGATACTTGAGCTGAAAAACCAGCAGCTTGAAGATAGGTAACACCTTTAAGTACTTGATCTAAAGAAAGACCTGGCTGTAACGCAAGTATTCTCAATCTTTGTAGTTGAGCAGCAGTAGATTGAATAGAAGTATTGTAAATTGCTAAAGCTGAAATATTAGTTTCAAAAGCCTTGTAAGAATCAACAGCAGATTTGGTTAAATCAACAAATGCTTTCCCAATACCCATAATAGCATTAGCAGTTAATTCAGCAAGAGTAGTAGCAACACCAAATTGAGCACCTAATGTTTTCATTAAACTAATTAATTCATTAGTATCTTTTTTTACATTTGATGCACCTTGAGATTTAAATTGAATTGTTACTGTTGCTAAATTAGCCATTAGAATCTACTTCCCATTAAAGCTTTGATTATGGCAGAAGCTTTATCAGCCTCTGCCTTTTCAATTTCTCTTGCCACAAACGCTACTTCTGCTATTTGATCAAGAGTTAAGTCTAATTCTGCCGGATGTCTCTGCAAATACCTAACTGAATAGTAAAGTACTTGGGATGAGCATCCGATTAATCGTTTTTTGCTTCATCAACTCTTTCATCTAAATTGTTAGTTGGAAATGCTGCTAAGAACTCTCCAATTAGATAAAAGAAACATTCTTTATTATTTTTAGCAAGATCTCCAAACTCATGAAGAGCATTGTAACTTTCACCATCTTCAGGAGCATGAACATAACATTTAGCTAAAAGAATAATTTGATAAATCATCGCATCTGGATAGAATGGAAACTTTATCTTTAACTTTGAAATTGTATCTGAATCAGGAAACATAGCTGCTGCTGTTGGTTCCTTAAACTCTACAATACAGTCAACTCCTTCTGTAAAGTCTTTAAGGTTAATCTTTACAGAAGGACGAGCAACGATTTTTTTTACTTTAGATAAACTCTTTATCATTTAATTCCTTTTACGAGTAAACTGCGTTAAATCCAAATGCACCAAGTTTAATACTTGCTGATTCCATCTCAACATTGTTATTTTCATATGTTTGAGTGTTAGTAGTTACTAAACCTTGGTAGGTCAATGTACTTCCAGATCCACCTGGGTTGATAGTTACTTTACAAAGGTAACCTGTTTTATATGCAAAAATAGGACCTGTAGTATCATCAACATAAAGTTCAATATCAAGAGTACCTGTCAAACCTGTAGTGAAGGTTTGTTCAGTAGTTGAACAAAGAGTAGTTAAATCAATTGTTCTTGCTTCTACAGTTACAGATAAGCTTTTAGCTTGACATTCAAAGTTAGCAGTTGGTGCAGATGGAATACTTCCTGCTCCACCATCTGATTGTGGATCTGCTCCAAAACTGATTTCAACAGCTACATCGGAAACTAATACTGGTTGTGGCATTGTTTTATATATCCTTATATTATATTATAGTGTTAAATCTATATAATAGACTTAATCCGTAATCGACTCTACCATCACCTTGTAATGTGAATGGCTGATCAGTATTGTATCTCTGGCAGAAAAATGTAATGCCATCAATTGTTACTTTTTGTCCACCTAATAAAGTATCAACTCTATCAATTATAGGTTTCAAACGCTTATAACTAATCGTTCCATTATTATTATCCCATGCAGTAACTCTGTATGTTGGAACTGTCAGATATCTTCCACCACAAAGTACTGTATCATCACCGAGATTTCCAACATTTGAAAATACAATATATGGTAATTGTGGAATCTCTTGAGTAATAGGATCTTTCTCAGGAGCCAATTCACCGTAAACATTAATTTGATAATTTGGTGCTTGGCTACCAGCAAGAAGAGTTTGCAAAGTTAAATCACCTTGCAAAGTTTGATAAATCCATTTCTGTATGTATAGTGGTTCAAATGACATTATCTTGTACTTGTAGTCTCTCTTGAACGTGAATATCTATCTATTAAACCTGTTACAATTTCTCTTGCTTCTTGTATAGTCATTGCAGAAGTTCTAATGGTTGATTCAAGATATGGTTTAACTTCTGAAGGTTTATTCGTATTTATATAAGATATAACTCTATTAATAATTTCTGGTAATCTCGTACTTAATGCTTGATTCAATGAACTTATAATAAAAGGTCTTGATCTCATTTTACTTGTTCCATATTCAAGATCTAATGCATATTCAGATTTTATTATTAAATCACTCTGATCAGAGTTTTTACCTAAAGAAACACTGATTGATCCTGCTAATGCACCAGTTTCTTTGACTGGTGCACTTCCAGGAGATGATGCAACATGAACTTTTCCTCTTGTTTTATAAGCTCTACCTGTTCCTGTCGTAGAAGATATATTATCAATCATTATTTCTGCAGTTACAGAACTTGCTGCAGCAACAATCAAATCAAGATTATTTCTTTGCGTGAGCAATCTATAAGTATCAATATCTACTTCTATTGAACTTGCCATTAGAGTGGTCTCACCAATGTAGTAAGAGGTCCATATTTCACAAGGAATCCTGCACCTGAGAGGTTTACAATCAAGTTGTATCTACCAGTAGTTGCAGTGACAGCACCATCAATTTCAAAGGTTAATACACCACCATCTGCATATTCAACAGTTGGAACATAAGATGTTACCGCAGTACCAGCTTCATTGAAGAAGTTTACTACTGTTGCATATCCAGCAGTACTTGCAGGAGCACCATTACCATCAATGAGGTTGAGGTTAATCTCTTGAACACTGTTTTGTAAGATGTCAAGAATACCGTCATTGTTGTTTTGGTTTGATGTCAATCTGTAAGGACCATTTACAAGTTGAACTGCACCTATTACTGTAATTCCAGCACCAGATGTAAGTGTTCTATCTACATATGTCCAAACATCACCAGCAGTAGCACCAGTTGATGAAGTAAGTGTTCTATCAAAATATGTCCAGATATCACCTGCAGTAATTGCAACTCCACCACCACCAGCATTCAAGAGAGTATTTCCAGCAGTACCTGCACTGTATGAAGAAATATTTGTTGACCATACAGTGTTAGCAATTGAAGATTGAGTAGCACCAGATAAGGATACAGCAGCTACTACACTTCCAACACTTCCACTTACAGATCCAACAGATCCAGAAACACTACCAGTAATGTTAGAAGTGATAGATGCACCAATACCTGTAAGGATATTTTTCCAAGCAGTGGCTGCAGCAGTATCATTAGCAATTCTATGTATATCTGCATCAACACCGTTTACACCACCAGAAGAATAAAGTGTAACATCTCCAGTTTTGTTAGCTGCATCACTTCTTAATACTAATTTTCCAAAGGTTCCATTAGTACCATAAGAAGCTATAAGACTATTCCATACTGTTCCAGCAATACCTGTCATAGATGCATTAGCAACAGTTACAGCAGCTGTCACAGATCCTACAGATCCACTAACATTTCCAGTAATATTGCCAGTAAGGTTGAAAGATTGAGTACCAGATAAAGAATAACCAGTTTTATCAAGAACTGTAGTAATTGTTCCACCTGTAATAGCGAAACCTGATCTATTTGTAAGAGTGGTAACAGTATCTGCAAGACCACCAGTGATGGTTCTTGATCCATATGTCCATACATCTCCAGCGGTAAGACCAGTAGCTGCTGATGTTAATGTTCTTGTTACATAAGACCAAGTTGATGCAGCAATTGCACTTGAAGGAATATCTAAATTACTAAATATTTTATCAGTATTGAAGAATAGATAAGAACCAGCAGAATTTCCTAATGTGTTGTATGCTGAAAGATCATAATCCCAAACATCTCCAGCTGTAAGACCAGCTCCAGATGATGCATTTGCAAGATCAAATCCAGCAGAAGGACTTGTATATCCAGATATATCAGTTGACCAAACACTATTAGCAATAGATGCTTGTGTACCAGCTGAAAGAGTTACATCATCAACAATAAAACCAACACTTCCTGAAAGATTTCCAGTAATGTTGCCTGTAATAGAAGATCCAATACCTGTAAGAACATCTTTTAATGCAGTAGCAGCAGTGTAACTTGCATCAATTCTATAAGCGTCAGCATAAACACCATTATATGCTGCACCAGACCATACTGTTACACTACCAGCAATTCCTGCAAGATCTGATCGTAAAATATTTAATCCAAAGGATCCTGATGTAGCATAAGATCCAACTTGAGCATTCCATACTGCATCAGAAACATCACCAACTGTAAGACCTGCACCACCAGATGTTAATGTTCTTGTTGCATATGACCAAACTTGATCAGGAGCATTAGAAGTGGTTCCGTATGCAGCTTGATATAATTGATAACCAGCATTAGGAGATGTAACGAAAGATACATCTGTATCCCAAACTGCATCTCTAATAGAAGTAGGACCTGTTTGACCTTGTGCAGTATCAGCATATTGTTTAGCAAGCTCAAGTGTTTCTTTAACTGTTGCAGGATTTGTTGTTCCATTGTAATCCCAAACTTCAGCAGCAGTAAGACTTGGACCACCACCTGATGCAGCTAAATTAAGTTGAGTACCTGCAGAACCAGCAGCTGTAATTCCTGAAATATCATAAGACCATACATCGCCAGCAGTAAGACCTAAACCTGTATTGGAATACATATTAAAGGCAGATATTTGAGCTATAGCATCGTAATTTCTACATCCAGCAGCAGTAATATGAATACCAGCTAATCCTAAAGTAGCTGTTTCATTAATTTCCATCTCATAGTAATATTGACCAAAGTCTGCTTCTCCGAGACTTCCAGTACCACCAATAAAAGCACCACCATTAATGTTTACATATGGAAATATAGTAGTAAGAGCTACTCCACTTTGTGCTGTTGTTCCAGTAGCAGCATCTGTAAGAAGAATAGGAACTCTCCTTCTTGCTGCTGTACTATCATTTTGTAATACATAAAACATTTTTTATTATTCCTTGCGATGCTATATATTTATTATCCAGCAAATCCTTGACCAAATGTTCTTCCACCTACAAGTCCTATATATGGTGTTGGTGGAGGAGTTGGAGGAGTTATATAATTTGCTAAATCATAATTATATATTTGTTGTATCTGAGCTTGAGTTAATGCTGTAGAATATTGACGAATTATACTAATGTCACCCATCCAACTAAAAAAACTTCCAGCAGTACGAGAAATCCACATTCCATCTGCAGGTGTGGTAGCTGAAAATGAAAATCCAGGACCACCTTTAATTACTCCATCTTGATAGAATGTAACTGTATTGGATCCATCAACTGTTATTGCTATATTAATCCAAGTTGCATCAGAAAATGAGTAACCTGAATCTATAATTCCATATCCAGCTCTTTCAATAACTACATTATCATTTGCTGCATTTGGATTATTATATGTTCCATATGACCATCCATTATCTCCACCAACTAAATCTTCTCTACCATTAGAAAAAATTGAAAGTCTATTCTGTGTAAATGAACCGTGATCAGCATTTCTTCTAACCCAAAAATAACCAGTAAAGTTGTTAGTAGATGTAATTGCTGGTGTTCCATTATATTCTCCATAAACTGTTACTGGAGAAGTATAGTTTCTGCTTGGAAATGAAAAATAAGCTGGATCAGTTGATACAGGAGTAAAACTTGGATTGTACATTGTAAAATCAAAGTTATTTGCAGTTATATCAAACCAAGTACTTCCAGATCCAGGATATGATGCACTTTCACTTGCATTAAGATCTAATACTGGTGATGGAGGTGGATTTAATATAAAATTAGTAGTAGAATAATTACCTAAAACTTCTCCATTAGTAAGAGCTGAATCATAAACTCTTAATACTGCTACTTTACCAATCATTGCATTATAAAAAACGTTATATCCAATATAAAATGGATCTGAATTTAATGATATTGCATTTGTAATACCAGATCTTGAATAAGAAGGAACACCGTCTAATAAAAATTGAACTGTACCGCCAGATTTTCTAACTACAAACTGGTGAATAGTAGTAGAGTCTTTTGGTATATCAGCTGTTGCGGCTGGATATACAGTTATTTCATAAGAACCGCCAGTATATTGAAAATATCCTCTTGTTCCTAATGAATAGTGAGTTTGAACATTAAAACCACCAGCTCCTGAACCATTACTACCAGTTCCCCAAGGAGTATGATAAGTAGATGTTTGACTTCCATCTACATTTATCCATAACTCAACAGTCCAATCAGCGTCCCAATCAATTACAGCTGATAAGTTATTTGCAGCATTAAAATATTTACCAGTACCTAAATCAAATACTTGATTGCCATTAAAAGTAACTCTACTTGTTCCAGTACCTGTAAAGTCTAAATTGTTTGCAGATAAGTCAAACCAAGTATTTCCTGAACCAGTGTTTGATGCAGCATTTGTAGAATCCAAATTACATTGTAAATTAGCGGTAGTAATTGCCATAATATTTCTCTTAGTTATAATTCTCTGTACATCTTGCAGTGTTGAAAATACCTTCTGAAGTGGTGTCATCAACTGAAACTACTAAAAAATAACGATTGGGATGGTTATCTCCAACAATTGTAATACGATCTTGAAACTCTATTGATACATCAAATGGAAATACAAAATCATAAGAATCATCTGCAGCTATATTTTGTCCTACTAAACGCTCTCTATGATTTAAATGGACAAATCTACAAGGAAATTCACCAAGCAAAACATTATCTGAATATGAACCACCATACTCATCCATAAAAGTTTCTATTCTGTAAACTTTCACTTTATTAGTCATAAAGTAGTTTGCATTAACTGCTCTTAGTCTATTTAGTAAACTTATTGGTACGCCCATTATAGTATTGCAAAGCTCCTAAATTTACCTGCCATTTGAATACAGTTTTCTTGAATTGTATGCAACTCAATTTTCATTTTTCCATCGTCAGTGTTTGCAAGGTTAGCAGCTATACTTGCTTTGATCATCCAAGCTTCTTTTGCAGCTGCTCTAACATCATATTTCTCAACCTGCACAAAACCTGCATCTTGCCAAGTTAAACCAAAACCTTGACCATATACGTTTTGTGGATCTTCAGAAAATGCTTGACCTACTGCATAAGATATCTGAGGAAAATCAGGTTGTGTAGTATTACTTGTTCCAGCAACAACACAAAAATACATTCTTCCATTAGGAACTATAGGAACAACTATATCTCCAACACTATAATATGTACTTGCTGTCCAAGTGGAAAACCTTACATGAGAATCAATTATCTTGCCTAATTGATTGTTATCAAGTTCTGGGAATAATGTTGATTGACATAAATCTGATAATTCTTTTATTGCTTGTAATCTTGATAATGGCATTCTCGATATCCTCTAATGGTCTAATATTATTTTACGATATAATTTCATTCTAATTAATTAATAAAAAAAAGAGAGGATTTCTCCTCCCTTCTTTTCTTATCCTCCCCAGGATTAGTTGTTAGCAACAAGTACTGCAACAGATCCACCAACAGTAACTGTTGGAAGGTCATGGTATTTAAATCCAAATCTCTCAGTTGCACGGAAGTAAAGAGAATCGGAAATAAATCCAACCTGATCTGATACTTGAATTCTAAGATCACGTCTTGAACCCATAATTGCACCAGTGGTAAGGTTACCGAAGAATGCAAGAGGAGTATCAGCTGCAGGAGTTGGATCATTGGACATGACCTGAGTGTAAACAACAGGATAACCGAACAAGGTTGGGTTTGGTCCTGGAGCTGCGGTAAGGTCAAAGAATCCGTTACCAGACAATGCATCCAAGTCATTACAAACAACTTGTTGGAAGAATGCACGGTTCATATAGAACTTACATTGACCAATACGATCAGCATATTCTGGAATAGATGCAGTAAGTTTACGAAGGTCAGCAAGAGTGGTGTTGTTCCAGTTAGCTGTTGCATTACCTGTAGTATAGATGTAAGATGCGTTTGCACCACCATTTACAGATGCAAGAGCATGCCATACACCTTGAATTCCACCATAAGTACCAGAACCATCACCAAGGAAGGTTGCAAGGTCTTCGTTGTATGCCATGACATAAGCCATGTCTTCTGCTAATGCAGATCCAACATCAACAATGCTGTCTTCATTAAGTTCTGAAGATACCTGTGTGATAATTGCAAGCTTTTTAGCAAGAATCTGTACATTTGAGAATGTAATTTGGCTTGGAGTAATGTTTGTGTTTTCAGCTGTCCAATATGCAGTGGTAGATGCACTGTTTTTAGGAACATTCAAGTTGTCAGAACTCATTCCCATAACACGAGCATTTTGTCTCATAACACCAAACTTGTCACGAAGGAAGATAACTTCACGAGCAAGAATCTGTGGAACTAAATATCCACCGTCTGCATCGGTAGTTTCATTCTGACCTTTAGTGTAATAGCCATTTTCAACTAACCATTGATGAGCTTTCTTATCATTTCGACCAATCATTTTAGCCATCTGACCGAAAGCATAACCCATTTTTTCTTTCTCAGCTCTGGAATCTGGAGAGAAAGACTTTACATTGTGATAGGATGAAGATCCTGGAAGAATAATTTCAGACACTTTTTTTACCTCAGTATTTGTAGTAGGAATCTCAGAAATAGCTTTAATCATTTCAGCTTTCTTTGACAATTCCTCATTTTCAGTTATCATTTTTTGAGCTTCAAGAATGTCGCCATCCTCTTGCTCTAAGATTGCAGTAGCCTTGATAGCATTGTCGCTAATCTTGGCTTGGATTTCTTCAAGAGTCATTTTTTTTCACCTTATATCTGTGTACTTTAGATATTCTTGTATGATTTTGCTTTTTCAAGTAATGCATATCTTAATTCAGCATTATCACTTTTTGTTTTTGTTTGTGGTTCTTGAGATGGTTCAACATCACGCTGAACATTCCAAACCAGATTAGCCAATTGTTTAGATTGACTTCGGGATATTGATCCTACCTCACGCAAGATCTTCTCCACTTCTTTAACAGATGAAAGCTTTACATTCTTCATAGCTTCATCCATCATCATTACAGACTCATCTACCATTTCACTGGAGATGCTATCTACTTTCATTTTATTAAATAGATCAAGAGCTAAACTATGGAACTTCATTAGAATTGCATCTGCATCTTCTGCAGTACCATATTCTAAAACTGACACCATAGCATACTTAAGTTTCATCAATAAACACTTGAGACCATACTTAAATACATCAAGATTAGCATCCTCAAATACAGTTTCAGCAATCATAGAAGGATCAGAACCTACAGCTATTGAACCTTCGACCATATCATCAATATCGTCGTATTCATCTTCACCATCATTTTTAGTGTTCATTTTGTCGAACATCATACTCATATAAGAATTATATTCTTTATCTTCCATACGAGCTAATTCTTCTCTTGTATATGGAATAAATCTTCCACGCTCATCAAAATATCTTTTTACTGATGCCATATTTCTACTCTCCGCTGGTTGAGGAGTGAGAGATGCTTCTGCAAGATTCCATCTCTTTATCTCATAACTCTTACCAATTTTTTCTCTTTCAACCATATGACTTGCAGCACCTGAAGAAAAACCTAATTTACCTTTTTGAGCTAACTCATAAATCATCTTAGAATATTCATCAGCCATATCTAATTGAGCCTCATACCAAAGACCTTTATCAGTGAGTTTGATAGAGCCATAACCAATCTTCTTAGTACCAAGAGTTTTATCCATGCCGTGATTGTAATAAAGACCTAACTTGTGAATAGATCCATCACCAAACTCAATACCAAAGTCAGTAGATTTTGTAAAATAATCACGCTCAAGATCAGTGTCTGAAGGATTGCCAAAGCGAACAAGGTAGCCTTCAACCATTCCACGACCTGTAGCTTTAATATTAGAACCTTGAAATACTTTAACACTTTTAATAGGATCTGGAATTACACGCAATGCATCTGCTCTATGAACAACTGTCTGCTCTGTTAGAATGTCTTCGCCATTCTGATCCCTCTGCAAAAGCTTAATTACATAAACAGGATCATCCTCTGTTCCTGTTAAAGTGTAATCAGAAATAGAAGATTCTGCAGGACCATCTTTTTTAATATCAACAATTTTCCCTTGAGCTTTACCACCACTGGCTCTCCACTCAACGAAATCTCCCATTTTTAAATCTTCTGGCATTGCTTTGGTACTAATCATTTTAATATTCCTGGATAACTAAAAAATATAGATTATAAAATTATTTTACGATATATTATCAATAATTAAAAACATTAGTCATTTAAAGATATATCATAATGCTCTATAGCTTTATCATCACACCCACCAGATAATATTTTTTTAGCAAATACTGCTCTACATTTGGTAGTGGTGTGATCCATCTTCTCTTGAATATATTTGTTTTGATAATCTGCATATCCACTCATTGCAGATAAATAAGCATTGTGATTTTCTATTGATGCCTTTTTCCAAGTATCAATTTCTTTTTTTAGATCTTTTATTGCTTGAGATTCTTTTAATGCTGATCCATATGCTCCACATCCTTCATAATTTTCAACATATAGATTTTTTAGAGTAAGGATTTCTTTTTCTAAATCTTTTATTTGTGCTCTTAATTTGTCATTATCTTCTAAAACACTCTTGTAACAATTGTAACCTATAGAAATCCCATCCATATTCATCTTTTCAACTTCCCTATATTTCATCAATATCAAAGCTGCTAATCCTTTATCAGCATCATTTAAAGGTCCATTGTAAATCTCATAAACTCCTGATGTTACATATTGATATCCTGGTAACTCAATACCAAGATAAACTCTAATATGATCTATTCTTTTTGTAGGTTGAAACTTAACCCAATAACAGCTATTAAGTTTATATTTATATGTTCCCCAAGAAGAATGCTCTCTATCCTCTAAATATTGATCTACTATTTCTTTAATCTTGTCTGTCATCTTTACTCTTTACTTTACTTTGCATTAAATTCATATAGCTGTCAATACGCATATCCTGAAACTTCAAATCATCTTTTCTAATAAACTTCTTCTTAGTGTCAGATACATTTTCAACTAAAGATTCTATTTGCTGCTTAAAAGAAACTAAATCTTCTTCTACTTCACTCTCAAATTTTAAGTCAGGATTGTATCTTGCAATTTCTAACCACTTCTTAATTAACAAGTTTAATGAGTCGTCGTCCATTATCTTCTCGTGCCCTTAAATACTTATTATATAAATCTTCAGACTCTTTCAAATAACAAGATCTACAAAAAGGAATCCAATCCATATTTATATTTACATTTACCTTAAGACTGTATGGATCAAATTTCTCTGTTATATTAGTGCTATAAAAACTATTAGGAATAAATGCTAAATCTAAATAACGCTTGAATATGTATGTCTTCCTATATTCACAATTACAGCTATTACATCCTAAATCTTTATCATGAGCCAAAATTATATCATACATCTAAGGCTATATTTTCTAATAAAAAATTAAACTTATCCACCATATCACTATACTGTTCAAAAGATATCTCTAATGTTTCTAATATCTTCTCTTCACTCATACCTTCTAACATCAAAGTATAAAGAAAAATCTCATGTGGCGATAATTTGTGGCTAATCAATTCCAATATGTCTTCTGAACTAATCCTTGTATCCATACTTATATTATACACTAAACAGTTATAAAGATCAATAAAAAATATGTGGCTGGTAGAAAAAAATAGGAGGCATAATTTTGAAAACTAAAACGAGGTGCCTTTTTATTTATAGGTTGTTTGGGTTTATGTTTGAAATTGTTATAATGGTAGAAAAAAATTGGTCTGGTTAATCGAGGGGTGTGCCGATCTAAAAAACAGACGAGCGAGTGTTACACCGGAATTGACAGAAAAAATATAACAGCTAAAATATAAAACAAACAAACCCCATGGGCGGTAGCCCATGGGGTTATATGATATACTGTTTTGTGTTTAGTTTATATTGAACGCTAAACGATATATCTGCACCAACTGTGTGATAAATGTTTTCATAGTTTTACCTTTGGACACACTGCATTAATCAAATCACGGTATTGGTCTACAAAGTTATCTACAAACTGTTTATCCTTTGTAACCTTATCTGTGAACGAAACCTTATCCCGTGCGATATCAGAGGCGTGAGAAATATTTTCCATGTTATCTATCCTATCCCTTTGTTGATATATTGTATCCTACCTATTTCACCTTTGCCAGAAAAAGGTAGGAATATTTTTTACGCTACAGATAGTTTTGACAGTACCTTTTCTACCTTGCGTATCTGTCTATCCTTCTTTTCTTGTGCGTATTCTGCACTGTTTTTGTAGGCGAAGTATTCTTTTATATAGCCACTGTTTTTCAAAGTATCACGGGTTATATTCCAGTTATCAGAGTTCCATGAAAAAATATATTTCTCACATGGTTCGCCGTAGTGTAAACCTTCCCAGATAACTGCACCTAAATATTGACCTTCATCACAGAGGTTTTCGATTATATTAGAAAACTCAGCTATATCTGTTTTAGGTACGATAAACTGTAAATATTCTTCTGTCAAAACTGCATCGACATTACCTTCTAAACCTTGTAGCGTCAAAGATAAGTTTTCCTGCGTACCGAACAGACGAACCGTACCTACCTTGTATTTGAACATGAACCTATCCCCTATCCCTTTGTTGTTATCAGTATATCGTAGCCTGTTTACCTTTGCCAGAAATTACTGGAATATTTTTATCGTAGGATAATGCAAATAGGTAATGTTGATTCCTTATAATCACAAGGATATACTGGCAAACATTACAGCAATAGGTTATAAATATAACCACAAAACATAACTAAATATTTCCACTACAGGCGATATAATATTGTAAGTATCCTGCGACAATGATACACTAACGCATGAGTAAATACAAAGAACAGTGAAAGAATTGTTTATATGTTTACCATCTATATAAAAAAATATAAAGGAAAAGGTATGCCAAATATAAAAACTGACCAGTTGGTAAGTTTTTTGCCAAGTCCCCCGCAAGAATATATAAAATTTCCAGAAAATATAAAAAGTTTTCCTGAGAAGATTATATATATAGGCGAGTTAGAGGAGGCTGGAAAACTGAGCAAGTGGGAATCATTCTATAATATGCAAGTCCTGTGTGCAAGTGAGATAAAACATGATAGTATAGGTGTGTGCAAGTCTAACCGCAAGTACAAGATTGTTAGTGTAAAGGAATCGGAGGATAAGTAAAATGTCGGATGATTTTACTATTGAGTTGTCTACCTGTTTTATAAGTTTGAAAGGTAATCTGCCCCCTTTCTTGTATGAGGCTATAAATACAAGTTATCCAGAAATTCCTAAAATGTTCAAGGATATGGTAATTGAAAAAGTAGGTAGAGAATTGACAGTAGAGGAATCTATTTTTGTTGAGTCTACCGTGCAAGTTTTTGATAAATTTCCAGGTCAGGTTGTTTTATCAATATTAGAACAGTTTATATTTTGGATTACTAAAGACCCAGAGAAGTTAGGATAGAGGATTAGTATGTCTGATACAGTAGATACGATTTGTTTGTTTGTATGTGTATGTATGATTTGTCTGATTATCATTAGTGTGAAAGTCAGCAAGTTATTAGGATATGTGCAAAAATATTTCAAGGATAAGTAAAGAAATGATTAGTCTGATTGAAGTGGTTACCATTACGAGTGTTTTGTTGAAGTTAGGATTATCTAAAGAATCGTGCGACAAGATTTTTGAGAATCCTTTAGTTTTAGAAAATGTATGCAAGACTGAGCTGAATATGTCAGAAGATAAGTGGAATGAACTGTTAGGTCATGCAAGTCTTTGGATGAGCGAAGGTAGTTTAGATATATTTAGTTTTACCTTATGATTATCAAGTTATATGTAATGTTATCGGAGGATATTGATTGGAGATTGGTATCCTCTTTTAATCCATATGAATATAGTTTTTGTGATTTAGGAATTATGGGATTTTTATTTATGAGTGATATATATAAAAAATACGATTCCTACAAGTTCATCGATAAATATTCATGTTTTGGAATCTATGGTGATAAAATGGATTTGATAAAGGTTGATTTAGAAAGTTGTGAGGTTGTTGCGTGAAGGAATTGTTTTTAGGATTAGCCTTGTGTATGCAAGTTGTGTCTTCAAGTAGAGACATTGGAGCAAGTAGTTATAAAATTCATTCTCACCATCCAAATTTTGGTCAATGTAGCGAATGTGAGAAATGTTTGCATAGTAATAGAATGATTACCTGTGTAATTTGTCATCCTGAAAAAAAGAATACATTTAGGAAAGTTGAGACACAGACGCAAGATTTTATGTGTTTAGGTTGGATTTACGGAGATAATTCTATATTTGTAGGATGGATAAAGAATCCCACCATTATAAAATCTGAACCAAGATCCATTAATGAAAAATATATAGCACCTAAATACATTGGAAAAATGCTATTATAATCTACCAAGATAAAAAAGAGGGGAGATTTAGTTCTCCCCTTTTTTTAGTTTATGTTTAGAATATTTAGCGATTCTTTGAACAGTGTATCTTTGAAAAGTAATTCCTCTACATCTACACTGCTACCTGTATTTTCAAATGACATTCCTGTTACCTTTTGAAGTAAAGAAATGTATTGTCTTTCGGTAAGTGTGAGATATTGATTTTTACCAAATAGTTTTTTAGCTTTGGCGTTTAGAGGAAGTACAGTGAAGAACGTGATTTTTTCTTCTTCTTTTATATAATAGAACACCATGAACGCAGGATTGTTATTTCCTTTTGCTGTTCCTCTGAGTGCTAATATTTGTTGTCTAAATCGTGTTAGGTCAGGCAATATAAAAATATTGTTAGAGTCTCTGATAATTCCCTTAGTCTCAAATGTTACCTGTGGAACCAAATCTCCTTCCTTATCCCAGTTGTAGTACATAGTGTAAACAAATGAATCGGATAGGTCGAATAGGTCATTATCGATGAGTGTATGTTTTTTTGGTAATGTGGAACGATGCCATTTTGAATATGCCGCATCCCGATTACCAGTGATGTCGTTTTCCATGTCTATATTATACATGAAAGTGTTATAAATGTAAATAGGATTTGATGATATTTATGGATTCTTCTGCGGAGCTGGATGTTTTGAAAAGAATTGGAAGGTCGGAGTGTTCGTTGATTAGAATGGCGATGTCTTTTTGTTCCTGTGTTAGTTTACCTTTTTCTGCCTTGATTTCTATCCAGAGAGAGGCGTAGTTGTTTTTAGATATAGGAACAATGATATCATATATTCCCTTCTTCATGCCCATATTTTTGAGGTGTTTTATCACGGCAAAGTTAGTGCCAAAGAAGGAGTTTGGTGTGTGATATATTGTTTGTAAAACTGGGAATTCTTCTTGGTGTTTACGAATCCAATTGAATATTTCTATTTGAGTAGTAGCTTCTGGTTTAGGCATATGATATTATGTAATCATTTATGTTTTTTATCATGAGAAGTGGATAATTTGAGTAATTTTCAGCAAAAGTTATTATCACCAGTTATTATCATATGAGAGGTCTAAAATATGATAACAAATGTATTGATAAAAGTAGACAAGTAGCCATTTAGGTGATAACATAGTGTGTGATAAGGTTGATTATAAAAACTCATATCTATATAGTTATTATCATCATCCATATCCTAAAAACGGTGCGTCATTAAAGATTAGGATTGTAATCTATATATATAGTAATCATATAATAGATTCAAAAATCCATTTTAGATAGGAGAGAACTTAGTATGGATAATCCTTTTGAAGGAATCAATTATTTTAGCGTAGCCTATAAAGTAGGTTCACATGATTGGAATATGTTACTTCCAATTATTCATGTGTTACCTGATGGAATCAAAAGAAATATAAAGAAAACCAAGTTTGTCATTGATACTATAAAAAAGTTAGATGAGATGACAAATACAGATGAGAGATTAGATATTTCTCCATTTCAGGAATATGAAAAGGAAATGGAAAAACAGGCTATAAAACGCAAGAATAGACGTGTTTTACAGAAGAAGAAGAAAGATATAACAATTACCATCGAAAATATGGAAATTGACCTAATTCCAGCTATGAAATGTACATTGTGGAGTATGGGAAACAAACCTTCCACTACATTTGATATTTACAAACATTTAGTGTTCCAAGGAAAAAGACTGAGTGAGTTTACAAGAGATGAACATTTATCTCATGGCACTGATAAAGTTAGTACCTGTAGTGAATTCATTGTTGATTGTTCATCTAAAGACCGTTTTGGTAAAAAGGTATATTTATATAGTAATCCAACAGATAAACGTCAAGGATATTTTTGGAAAGGTCATATGTATACACTCAAGGAATTGAATGAATTGACAGGAGTTTTACCTGTTACGATACATAGGCGTTTTGATAAAATGAGTATGGAATCTGCATTACAAAAGTAAATCTAAAATCCCATTAGAAATAGTGGGATTTATTTTTTTATTTATTTTTTTTTTGTAATTTTATATTTATTTTTTTGTGTGTGAAAAAACGAGCAAGTCCATATGTAAAAGCTTGTAAGTCCATTTTTAAAGTTTATAAAATTGCATTTATGTGTTATAATTAAGGTATGGAAGACAGTAACGAAATTGATAATATTGAGATTACAGAAAAAGTAATTCCTTATGTGAGGATTTATTTATCTGTTGGTAGAGAGAATCATGATTTATTATCTATTGAAGAAATTATGATTATGTTATCTCAAGAGTCCGCAAGTCCTAATGAAAAAATTAAAGAGTTCATGGACAAAGGCATGGTAAATATTTATGTATGTTCTTATGATAAAGTTGCAAAGGTATTTTAAATGAAGAAGCGGGATTTATTAATATGTGATTTAAATCAAACTGAAATTGCTGCTAAATTAGGTGTATCACAACCAATGGTTAGTAAGTGGTTTAGTGGAAAAGTTATTCCAAGAATTGAGAATATTGTAAGGATATGTAAAGCCTTAGATATTACTCATGAGGAGTTTATAGAATATCTTTATGCAAGAAATCAAAGACTGGTCGAGTTATGTAAGAAGCAAAAGAGATAACACTGGTTATTTATCTTTTGAGCAAGAATGTTTTTTGATTTCTTTATTAAATGGTAGGCATAGAGAAAAGGCATTGGAAGAGATTATAAATTGTCACATTTCCATTGTTCATAATCTTGCAAAGAATTATAAATGGTGTTCAATTCCTTATGAGGATTTAGTTCAATATGGAATTGCTGGTTTAATATCTGCTGCTGATAAATTTGATATTTCTAAAGGCAACAAGTTCTCTACATATGCACATCATTATATATTGGGAAGAATTAAAAGAGCATTAGAATATTACAATCATTTGATAAGAAAACCTGCACATATAAATATGGCAGAGACAAAACTAAATATATTTGACATTGAGCAAGAAGTTACAGAAGAAGATTTAAAAAAATTAGTTACAGATAGGTTTTCTTTAAATACATTGAGAAATGCCTGGATAACTAAAAAGATAAAAATTGTGGATCTTTCAGATTTTGAAAGTGAGCAAGTCCAAGATGTTGATAATACAGATGTCAAGATAGCTATTAATCAAATGTTAGCAGTGTTGAATGATAGAGAAAAGAAATGCATAGAGTTGAGATTTGGTTTGAATGGATTAGATCAGCATCAATATAATGATATTGATAAAATTGTTGGCTGTGATTCTGAGCAAATGATTTCTTATGCATTTAAAAAACTACGCAAGTCCGATAAAATCTTGGAGTACATGGATATTTTAAAATGGATTCATTAGAACGAAGTAATGCAATGCCTAAGTCTGAAAAAGACAAAATGGCAGATTTATTTAAGCAAGGTTACAATCCTAAAGAAGTAGCCGAAATGACTGGCAAAACTTTAAATACAATTTACAAATATAGGAAACTTTGGCAGCAAGCACAATATGATGGTGCTATTAAAGATATTCAAAAGAACCTTGCAAGTTATCTTGCCAACAGTTTGAAATGGCATCTTGAAGGTTTAAATAAAATAGCGAGGATAGCAAATGAAGAGGACTACATCAGATCGCAGAACAGTAGAGACCTTGCAGAGTTGCATAAGCAATTGGAACACTGGACAATTTCAATTCTCTCTGCATCCAACACACTCAACCAAATCGCCGAATACCAAGAAACCATCATCGAGCCAACGAAAACTAAAAAACGAATACCTGAACTTCCTTCAAGAAACAAGTCCTAAAACTTATTCTTTCAAGAGTAGGCATATTGAATTAATTTCTGAGGCACTAATGAAAGTTGTGTCTGGAGAGATTAAAAGACTATGTATTAATATTCCTCCTCGTCATGGAAAGAGTGAGCAAGTTACTGTTAGATTTCCTGCGTTTTTAATGCAACACTTTGAAGATAAAAATATAATGGTTGCAGGATATAACCAACATATTTCAAGACGTTTTAGTAGGAAAACAAGGCAGATAATTTTAGATACTATTGGTTGTGATGAGAAGAACCAAAGTGTTGATGAATGGCGGAGTTTAAACAACAATTATTACTATGCTGCAAGTACAAGCAACCCAAGAACAGGTATTGGTTTCCATTATATTATTTTGGATGATCTTATCAAAAACAGAGAAGAAGCAAATTCCCCTACTCTTAAAGAAAAGGTAGTTGACTTTTATCGTGAAGACTGTTATTCACGTTTAGAACCTGATGGTGCAATTATTATTTGTAATACCAGATGGAGTGAAGATGATATCATTGCAAGAGCTATAGAAACTGAACCTGAAGCATGGACAGTGATTAATCTTCCTGCATTATGTGATGATCCAGAAACAGACCTTTTAGGAAGAATGATGGATGAACCTCTTTGGACTGAAAGATACAATTACGATGATCTTATGAAAATTAAGAGCGTTGTTGGAGATTTTGGTTTTGCTGCATTGTATCAACAAAGACCTGTTCCTAAAGAAGGTGGATTGTTCAAACCTGAAAGAATGAAAATTGAACCTCCTCCTGTAAACATCCTAAAAAAGGTAAGAGGATATGACCTTGCAGCAAGTTCTGGTAAAGGTGACTATACAGTAGGTGTTCTTCTTGGAATGGATGAGAATCAAAGATATTGGATTCTTGATATGTATAGAGGAAGAGACAACACTGATGTTAGAGATGTGAAAATATTACAATTAGCATCTTTAGATGGAAAAGAAACAAGGATAAGAATTCCTCAAGATCCTGGAAGTGCTGGCAAGAGTTTAGCTAATTATTTTATTAAACTATTAGCTGGTTTTGTTTGTATTTGTAAACCTGTTAGTGGAACCAAAGATGCAAGAGCTGAACCTTTTGCTATTCAAGTTAACAGTGGTAATGTTAGTATGGCTCCTGGAAGTTGGAATAGAGAATTATTAAATGAATTACAAAACTTTCCTTACGGTGCACATGATGACATTATCGATGCTTTAAGTGATGCATTTGATGAAATAGCAAAACATAGAGTGAAAAAGTTCTATGCAGTGTAACATCGTAAAATAAATTAACAACAATTAGGATTTAAATATTATGGCATTCTTTGATAATTGGTTTAAAAATACAAAGCAAAATATAATTGCTCGTAGAAATGAAGAATTACCACTTCCTACCGTTATGCGTAGAGAAGGTTGGTTAACAGGCATTGGTGCTCAAGATTTATTTGCACAGTTATCCAGACGTATGCCTTCAAGTGCAAGGGATTGGTCTGCTACTGCTGGAGATTTGATGCTAAACTCCATTGTTGCAATTTCAATGGACTATTTTGTAAGAGCATTTACTCAAGCTGTTCCAATGGTTTACACGCAAGTTTCAGAAACTGAGTGGGAAAAATATCCTACTCATCCTATGTTAGCATTACTTGCAAATCCTCAATTCAATATGACTCCAACAAGATTTTGGAGCAACATTATATTTGATTATAAGATTTATGGTAATGCATATATCCGAAAGTTGAGAGATAAAACTGGCGATATTATAGGATTACAATTTCTTCCATCACAGCAAATGAAACCTTGGGGAGATGGAACAGATGCATTAACCAAGTGGGTTTATGTTGTTGATGGCATTCAATATGATTTAAGATTAGATGATGTTATTCATATTGCCTATGGTCGTGATCCTTTAGATTATCGTATTGGTAGAAGTCCATTAATGAGTGCAATTAAGGAAATTGCTACTGATAACCAAGCAAGTTCTACTGCATGGGGACTTATGGCAAATTCTGGTTTGCCTTCTATCATGGTAAGTCCAGATGTAAACAATGAAAATGTAGATGTTACAGACGATGATTTGAGAACAATGAAGCGTAGACTTGCAGATTCTTTTACTGGAGATAATGCAGGTTCTATTGCTGTTATGAGTGGTCCTTTTAAGGTAGAAAAAATATCATTCTCACCTGCTGATATGGCACTTGATGTAATCAGACATACACCTGAAGAAAGAGTAACAAGTGCATTAGGTTTAAACTGTTTAGTACTTAACCTTTCTGCTGGTCTTGAGAACTCTACCTATGCTAACTTAAAAGAAGCTGAACAAGGTGCATGGAATCAAGGTGTAATTCCTCTACTCAAGTGTTTCTCAGAAGTAATTACTTTATCTTTACTTCCTGAATATCCTGAGACAAAAGTAGGAGATTACTTTGATTGGGATCTTACTAAAATCACTGCATTAATGGATGATACTGATGATCTTGCTAAACGTGCAGAGTTACTTTATGTAGCTGGAATTATTGATCGTTCAGAAGCAAAAAGAATGATTGGTTATCAATCTAATCCTACTGATGAGCAAGTTTATCATCCAGAAGGCACTCCAACATTTATTCCTACTCAACCTGTCAATCCTGAGCCAATTTTAAAATCTTTTAAAGCTATTCCTAACCTTTCAATGAAGGAAGAAGCAGCAAGAGGATTAGCATGGAGAGAAGAGTTTGGTAGAGGTGGAACAGATGTGGGATTTAATCGTGCAAAACAATTAGTTGAACGAGATGAAATGTCAGAAAATGATATACTCGATATGTATAGTTTTTTTTCCAGACATGAAGTAGATAAAAAAGCTGAAGGATTCTCTCCTGGTGAAAAAGGCTATCCAAGTAATGGAAGAATTGCTTGGGCACTTTGGGGAGGAGATGCTGGATATAGATGGTCAACAAGTGAACGAAATAAAATAATGAAAGAAAGAGAAAAGAAATAATGACATTCAAGAAAAAAGAATTGACACCTGTTGTTGAAACACACAATGATAAAGTTCTAAAGATTAAAAAATTGAAAAAAGAATTAGATGAACAATTAGATCTTGTCTATTCTGAAATTGGCGAGAAGTATGGTTTTGATAAAAATACAATAATTAAGATTCATAAGAAACTTATTTATCAATATGTGTAGTATAATAGCATTGAACCTACAGACAGACTAAACTTATCCTTTACAGACAAAAACCCAGGCTGACCACCTGGGTTTTCTTTCTTTTCTTTCTTTTATTTTTTGAACAATTCTTTAGTTGCAGCTAACAATTGTTCTTTATTAATAACATTTGATATCATTTTATTCCTTTGCTTTTTGTTCTAATTGCAATAATATTCTTTTACTAAAAAACTCTATACTTTTTAATCCTAAAGTACCAACGAGAAACGATAAACCTAATTGATATTTTGCATCTGACATTTGTAGCAATGACGCTATCAGAGGTGTAAGATAAACACTTGATGCAGTTCCTGCTAAAACACTTATTAAGTAAGATATTTTATTTTTGTGATTATCTCTGCTTGCTCCAATGATAGAGCCTATAAGTGCTGCAATAAAATTTTGATATTCTTGAGTAATCATATTAATACACCTTAGTAAAGTATTGCTAATATATTTTACGATATGATAAAATCAAAATATGCAAACATTGGAAGAACGATTTTGGTCAAAAGTAAATAAGACTAATACTTGCTGGAATTGGATTGGATATCTTGATAAAGGTGGATATGGTTCATTTTGGTTAAATGGAAAAATGCAAAGAGCACATAGAGTTTCATTTGAGCAACACTTTGGATGGTCAAATGAAAATTTAGTTGTTATGCATAAATGTGATAATCCATCTTGTGTAAGACCAGAACATTTAATTTTATCTACTCAAAAAAATAATATTGAAGATAAAGTTGAGAAAAATAGACAAGCTAAAGGTTCTAAAGTTGGAACTTCTAAATTATCAGAATCTGATGTGATTGATATTAAAAATTTGATACCAACATTATCCTATGGAAAAATCGCTAAATTATATAATGTTGATAGGTCATTAATTTATCTAATTGCTAAAGAAAAATCTTGGAAACATATTTAATAAGTTTTGAAAAATCCACCTTTTTCTCCAAATGATTTCCATGTTCTTGTGCGTTTATAAACACCATCTCCGTTTGCAACAACACCATTACCTGGAGATGTATTTCCACCAACAGTAATTACATGATCTTCATTAGTTGAAATAACCATTTCAACATGAAATATTCTTTTTTTTGATGCTGAATAAAAATAAGCCATATATCCTTTTTTCACAATAGTATGATCGTCTTCAGCATCTTGTATTGGAATCCATAAATTATGTTTTTTAGCATAGGCTACATTATCAGGAGTATATCCATTAAGATTTTTGAAACCTTCTGATAATTCTTCTCCTAAAAAACCTGCTGCTTTTTCATAAAGAAAATGACAGAAAGCTTGACACCATGCAGCTGGAAAATTAATATCAACTGATTTTAAATATTTAGCAATTTGTTCTCCACGATTATCCCCACCTTTTTCTACTATTCCGATACTTTGAACAGCCAGATCTGCTGCTTTAATTGCTATTTCAGCTTTCATATATATGTCTCCAATGGAAAGGTCTGATTTTTTATTCTATATTGGTATAACAATATTGATCTG